CTAATTTATTTTTATTATGTCCAACGGAAAACCATATAGAGTTCTTAATTTAATTAGTAATTCTAAAGGAACATCTATTGGATTTTTTTCAATATTATTTATCATTGATTCTGAAACATTACAATATTTACCAACTTGTTCAACGTTCATTCCGCATAGCTCTCTTGCTTTTTTTAATGTAATCTTAAACATATCTTTTCCCTCCAAACACTTGTTCTGGTAAAAATTAGTCTACTACTTTGAACATATGTTCGCAAGATGAAAAAAGTCGATGAATAAAGCAATTTTTAGTCGATAGTTGTCGATAAAATAACAGGTCTGTCCCCCGCTCCGCCCCGGCAGCTCGCCGGACCCGGCCGGGGGAGGGTATGGGAGGTACTACGAGCTGGTTATGCAAAGCAACAGGTTCAAACCACAAATTTAGGGCGCAGCCGAACGAAGGCTGTGCCCTTCTATTTATACCCTAATTTGCTGTTAGATTCGGTTGAGGATGAAATTTAATTTTGCCTTGACGTATTTTGGCAATTAGGGTTAGAATTTATGCCAGAGAGTTTTCTCTTTTGCCCACGAGTAAAAAGCAGAAATTAAGCCGGTATTCCCCGGCTTAATAAACTCTTGCTACCGACTACCGGGCGAACCGGTCGGTACGGTAGGGCTCTCGTGGGAGCCACCTACAATTAGTATCCGCACAACTAATCGTACCACGAGACCCCCTATTGCGCAAGAGGTAACTTTGGTTCGCCGCTCTGTGGAGCAAGGGGGGCTGAAACATGAAGCTTAAATTCAGTGCTTATATTACTCTCCCTGATGGCAGAAGAATTTACGCCCGCGATTACGGGAAGAGGTGCTTCGTCTTCTGGGTTAAAATGTAATCTCTAAGCAGCAGAAAACTCTCAGCCGTTCCAGAAAACCGGGTAAAGGTGGCGAAGCCCGGTTTTTTTATTATATCCAATTTTTAATAATAAAATAAACACTCTAATTTTCTCCAAGAGTCTCTCACTCCAACACCTTCTTCCTGATGTACTCCGACACAGACATATTCTTGCTTTCTGCTTTTGCCTGAATAGCTTCCCACTCTTCCGGCAGGAACCGAATAGTTTTGGTAATCCTGGTTTGTTCTTTATAAGGACCAGTGGATCCGGCAGGACGACCGGCCCCGGGGCGTTGGCCTCCGCGTCTTGCCATGTTAATTCCCCTTTCTCAGCAGAGATGAAATGGATATCCCGGCAGCCAGGGAAAATACTATCAGCGCAATTGTCTTCAGCACGCTTGCGGCTGATCCGGACCAGTCCCAAGAAATTAAACTTACAAACCATAGCATAAGAATTATTATACTTATCTTATTGTTCATATTTTCGAAAGTGGATATAATATATTTAGGTGAGGGAGGTTTCCCTCCCTCGGGGCTTCACTTCCGCTTTCGCTTGCGAGGCTTTGGGCGGTTGTGAGGCTTTTTGTTTGGCTTAGCTGTTATTATTGCGGCTATCAACGCTATGCAGGATGCTATCAATTCGATTACCGCTTTTATCAGCTCCAGCCTTTCTTCATCCACTTTCATTCCCCCTTTCTGATTATATTATATTCTTTATTGATTATTTTGTCAATACATTTTATTCAATCAACAAAAAGATAATTCAAAGAAAAAAGCCCGGAGGACATTCCCCCGGGCTTCGTTGTTGATACTGGCTATAAAGTTGTACTAGGCGGCTTATCGCCGGAGCCGCGGTCGCCGGTCTTTATGGCCGCCTCCTGTTTAGCTTTGGTGGGCGCCACGATATAATCATGCGCAGCTCCGGCAACCAGGGCGACCAAAAACGCATTGATTATGGCCAGGCCGATTGTCTCCGGTGTGACCGCGCCCTGGACCGTAATTAGCCATCCCATTATTATCAAAGCCACCAGTAAAGACGCCGGCCGGACAGCTCCATCACCCCAGCGCTTTTTGAGCGGCTCCTTGATAAACATTGTAATGATATAGACGGCCACAACCAGGCCGCCGAGAGTGGTAAGATCCTGCAGAGTCAGCAGGTTTTGCGGTAAGGTGATTGTATCCATAACCTTTTACCTCCCCTGGCAAATATCTAATACTTTGCGACAGGTGTCATACCGGTCAGTACCAACAATATTGGTTACGCCAGTAACCGGTTTATCCTTGGAGCCGACAACATAGATGTTTTGAGCACAGTTAAGCAGCTCCTGGGTAGCGTTTTTTAAATAGCATACCGGACCTCCTAAATGATCTGCCAGGTAGCCGGCAGCCCTTTCATCGGGGCCTGGGTTGCAGAGAATTAAATTTCTGAACATTTTTTTAGCCTCCTTAGCCGGCACACTTACTGCTGTACCGGTTTTGTTTTCGATTCCCAGCCATACCGCTGGGTCAATATCATTCTTGACTGTCCAGGGGGCTTTTCGGACTTCGAAATGTAAGTGCGGGCCGGTGCTGTTACCGGTGCTGCCCATAATACCCAAGACGGAGCCCTCAGACACCACCTGGCCCTTTGTGACAGCTACACTAGCCAGGTGAGCATGGATGATATCATATTTACCATCGGTCGTCCGCAGGATAACATAGTTACCCCAGCCGGCGGGATCCGCACCCTTCCCTGCCGCATACCTGGCCTCCAGAATTGTACCCGACACACAGGCATAAAGGGTATAATCCGCAGCATCTAGGTCTATGCCGGTGTGATATCCTTTGCTGTACTGACTGTTTTTGATGCCGTAAGGGTAGGTTATCCTGGCATTTTTTAGCGGCATCATCAGCGCTCACCTCGTTCCTGCTCAATGCGGTCAATCCTTTTGTGGGCCTGTTTGGAGGACTCTTCGACCCTGGTAACACGTTCGGCAATCGCTTCTATTCTCTGACCTTGCGACCGCTGTTCAAACCGGATATCGTCTATACCTCGTTTCAGATATTCCATATCCGTTTTTAGCGAGACCTCTATCTCCGTATCGGCCTTAATTTCTTTTTTGAGCCCGCGTTGATATCCAATATACCCAAAAATAATACTGCAGATTGTACCTGCAGCTCCAATTAGTACATAGATTGTTGTGCTTCCCAATGGGCCCCCTCCTTTTTAGGCATAAAAAATAACGCCCCTCTTTGGCGTTCGTGTCGCACTTTGGATCTAAATCGACATAACTATTCTGGTCTTTCGGCGGGGAATGACTCTCCGACGATTTCTTCATATTGCGATTCTGTAATTTTCCCCATTTGAACCGCATCCCATACTTGCCCTTTTGTCCAGTATCTAGGGTAAAATGATTTGATTAACTTAAGCCAATCCATTATAATACCCCCTTCATCATAAGCTGATAAGTAAGGTCAGCGACCTGGGATTGCAATACTTCGACTTGGCTCGGAGGTATATCCTCTAAAATCGCTTGATGCGGCGTTTCAGAGACATCAACTCCGGTAACCGTCTTTCCCTCCGGGACTTCAACTTCCAAGTATTGAATCCCGCCGTTTGGAACCAAATAGTTCCCTGTAATTTGAGTAAATATTCTGCCCTGGTTATCGTAAATTACTAATGTCTGCATAATTAACCTCCTTTATTATTCTTCTGCCCACCAATAAAAAGTTCCGATTTCTGATATGAAGACTGCAGTTGTAAGGGTAATACTAAATCCTGTTGCATGAAATGATGGTGATGGAGTTGTCATATAACCTCCACCTGTAGGTTCTGGTGCGTCAACGCATACAGACCCCATACCAGGTATATGATTAAATACTATATAACGATTAGTATTATATCTACCAGAAATTGCTAATTTACTTGGTTGAAAAGATAAACTATCAACAGCTATTGTAATTGATGCGCCAATATAAGTTCTGCCCGAAGAACCTGTTGCGTTTTTCTTTGCTGTTGATGTCCCTGTTCTTATTGTTTTGGCATCGGTGTTATAATATGTTTTTCCATTTGCTACATCTGTATCAGTTGCTGTTCCTGTTAATACAAGCGCGCCCGTAAGCCCGGTGTCGTTATCATTACTAAAAGTTACTCCTGCTAGTACGTCATCGACACCGGCATTCCCTTCAGCACTAGCTTTGATAAAAAAACAGTCATCCGTTTGGTCATACCAAACCGTGTAAGCTTTACCAGCTACAAGGTTCGGTGCTGTAGTAGTATTAGGCTTATATAATGGCTTTGTATTTATGGTTGTAGCTACCCCTTCATTATCTGCGCTGGCTATAAACGTTATAGGATAGCCATCACTAAAGTTATTAATTGTAAGCGTTATTGCTGTTGCTGTTCCTCCTGCTGCTTGATACGCATAATCTGCCAAATGCGACGTAAGAGTATTATCCAGTTGCTTTACCGTCTTGGTGTTCCCTTCTCCGGCCAGAGCAGCCACTTCCTGGTCCGTATAGCTTTTAGCCGCAGCTTCGGCCGCATCGGCTTTAGCCTGAGCGCCTTCAGGGGTTTCATAAATCAAAGATTGCTCTATGGTAGCAGATACGCTGGCAGCGTTCCCCACGATTGATACAATATCAACCTGCTTTTCCAGGATTTCCGCACCGCCGGGTGAGGGAATGTATTCAGCCAGGGCTCCGGCGTTCCCATAGCAGTATAGGATTTCTCCCAAATCCGGATCAGTAGCAAAAAGCCCCAGTTCTCGCCAGTAGAATCCAGTCACAATATCCTGGTTAGATAGCACACCGCCGACTACCGCCTTACCACCTGGTAACGTAACCAGCTTATTAATATCCAATGATTTGATTTCATGTATAAGATCTGTAAGATCCTGTATTGCTTGCCCTCCCAGCTGACCATCACCTACAGCAAGCCTGGTAAATACTAAGGGGGCCCCGGCCTGTGCTTTTGCCTGGAGCGCCCGACCCTTATTCGTAAATATTGTTCCGCCATTAAAACTCATCTTTTACACCACCTGTTCTATAGTGATGAAATCACCGGTCTGAATTACATTCCCGAAATAGATCGGCATTTCCGCGGTCATAGAAATAATCACCTGTTCAAGCCGGGTGCTTTTTCTTTTTACTTTTTCGATCGCATTTGCAAACTGCGTCGCCAGGTCCCCGGTTACGGCCGTATTAGATGTGATTACTCGGAAATAAAACGGGTCGCCTCCATACTCAAACCACTCTTCAACATATCCATCACCAAAGTAATCCGCTACAACCTGCTCAATTGCATAAGGAGTGCCCAGTGTCATATGGACCAGGTCACTACTTTTAATGAGGGCCCGCTTTACTTCATCAGCAGCGCCGGCGTCATACCAGGTGATATTGAGCTGATAAGCGAGCTCATCCAAAACGGCCGCTGGAAGCTCATCCACCCGCCCCAGCAGGATACACAGCCGAGCCTTATTTGCTATGTCTTGGAGCTGTGGCGTAAGTGCTGCGCACAAACCCTTAGTTGTCGGATCCTTCTGCATCGCTTTGGTCTGTAGGGCCAGCAGGTCAACATTATTTAGATCCATGCTTACCCCCTCCTCACTCCAGCCCGCCATAAGTAATAGTTACTGTATCAACTATAGCCACTTCATCTGCTTCGATTTCAGTAAATACCGGTGCTGTAACAACAAGTCTGGAAGCACCTGCCTTAAGAGCCAGGAACCGAAAATGATCCGGATTGATAGCCCGACCCAGCTTGCTTCTCTGCCAAAGGATATATTGCTCTACTGCACCGCCGGCACCTTCAATCGCGTCCTGAATTACCGCGGCCTGCTCTGCGTTCGCCTGGTCAATGTAATAAGTTACGGTCAGATTATATGGGACTTCCGTGGCAGCTACTGCGGTTACGCTGTCAGTTAGTGGCCTGCGGTTTTTCGGCGTGCAGGCTGCAAGTACAGCATCCAGAATATCCTGGCTGGCCGCATTACCATCGGCCATTAAAACAACGATTTGGATCTCCCCAGGGTTAGGAGATAAAGGAGCAACATCAATTATGTTTTGGCTAGCAGATTTCGCCCAGAAAACATATGCGTCTTCAGGGCCGGCTGTGGAAAAACTGGTCGGAGCCAGCCTGATCCTTTCCCGGTACCCGCTCCAAATGTTCACTCCGTCATCGTCAGGTTCAATATCAGTGCCGCCGGAGCTAGTGTCTATATTCGTTACACTGGCCACAAAGGGAGTCGGGTCAACAATAGTAGATATCTGCCCGGCAGTTAATCCATTATGGGCGGTGCCAGCGATAGTTGCTATTCCTTTGACAGTTCCACTGGTTTGTCCGGCTGGAATAATCAGGTCCTCTGCATTCGCAAAAAAGAGCTGCCCGTCAGGAGTAGCTCTCTTTCCTTTTTCAATAATAATATCGGTGGCCTGCGCAGCCGAAAGAGTCCATTGCAAGGTTACGCTAGCCATCTGCGCAGGCAGGCGCGGGCAGTTCACACGCTCGCCATATATATCAAGCTGAACTCCTCTCATATACCGAAGCAGATTCTGTCTGGCGGCGTCATTAATATTGTTTTTTAGCCCAACTATCACCTGAATCTCCTGCTCCAAAAAAATTCGACGCTCATCCCCAGGGTATAACGTTGTTTGCAGCGCATTTTCAAAGTCTCTGATCATCTGACTTTCAATTGCTGCGGCATCTACTTCCACAAAGTTGATTTCACTCATATCTCAACCACCACCCTTGCTTTAATATTTCCTTCGGTATCTATGCCAACGAGCTCGACGCTTTTTACGGTTGCCCTTGGTTCGAAAGTGGAAACAACCCGGTGCACTTCGGCCGAAAACATAGCAAACGCTTGATCAGTATTTCTATCAATAAGATCGGCGTTAATACCCAGTAGGCGGTTATAAGCTACTTCATACTGATAAGTCTGGATAAGGTTAGCCACATTCTGCAGTATCCTGTTAACACCTTTGGCGTCCCATTCCAATTCTGTTTTTCCGATGTCAATCACGTATTCCATAGTCTTATCACCCCATATTCGGATTGGTCCGTTTGGCGGCCGCCTTTTCATCCGGAGTAAGAACCAAAGCTGCAATCTGATCCTGGACATTCACTTTACTTTTTATTCCAGAAGAACTGCTCTTTGATGATGACACTTCTTTCTTTCCGGGCCTGACATACTCCTCAAATTCCAGAGATAACACCAAGCCCGTTATCCCGCCGGCGTTGTTGATTTTGATGTCAGACGGTGAAACTGATTTTAGCAGCCATTTATTTTTTCCGATAGGAACTCCTCCAAGGATAAATAGTTCGGGTGTTTTCTTGGATAAAATAGTCTGCCAGTCATTCCATTCCTGGCGCGGGTTTACACCATATTGTTGCTCCAGGGGCAGAGATATAGCCAGGGTGTCCAGGCCCTCCCCTTTGATATATGTGGATGGTTTCTGTCCATCAACTCCTTGCGCGTCTGTCTGCAAGACTGAAGAATATGTCAGGCCATTAAAGGTATATATTTTATTAGCATCTACCTGAAATGTTTTTCGGCCGAATACTGCTATCGCCATATTATCACCCGCTCACTTTTGCAATTATGGCCCCGTCCGTCTGATTCCAGAACCCCACAATTACAGTATCCCCCACGGCAAGCGTGCCGACATGGTTAGCTATCGGCAGCTTTCCGGATACTAGATTATCCTTGTCTAAAAAAGCCACCTTCGCATAACCGCCGGCTATCTCTGAAACCTTACCCTTTTCAATCATCAATATCCCTCCATCGGTCTTCTGAGATAAAGCTTTGTACGTTCAGCCACCAGGTTATGGACAACTTTTTCACAGTAATATTTGCCGTCGGCTAAACCGATATTTTGTATTTCAATCATATTACCGGCCGCGATACCTGGGTTAAACCGTATTCGGCAGCTCCCGCCGGCGTGACTTTTATTCAGGCTCCTTAGGATACCGGCGGAAAAACGTTGGGCCTCTCCGATAGACGAGACAGGAATGTCGGTTATTTTTCGCACGGGCCCGTATAGGGTCATATCTTTGGTTTCAGCCTTAACGGATCCGTAAATTATCTGGCAGGCGGAAAATACTCCTATGGAGTTATCCCAAAACTGATATTCTCCGTCAAAATCTCCCGAGTCAAGTACGGCCGCCGGCGGTTCTTTTTCCATTGCGGACTCATTAAAAATGACCAAAGTATTATTGGTGATTTTTAGCGCGTACCCTTCGAGCTTGCACCGGCCGCTCAGAAATTGTATATCGGTCTGATTTTTCTGCTCTACCCGTTTATACAGATAGTTCTGGATCCCTTGTGTATGGAGGTCAAGTTTATATCGCCCGGCTATTTCTTGTACCAATTCCAGAAATTGTACATCCTCCCAGGATCGATAGTATGCCGTCTTGGCTTCCTGTGGGACGGAGAGCGCCTGTAGAATAAAATATCCCGGCACCTGCTCCCAAGAATCAACGTACATAATTCCGGATTTGAACCCATCCCGGCTGAGTTCTATTCGTTGATTCTTTTCCGGCCGCCAGGAGCTCCATAATTTCTGGGTATCACTGAAACGGATTTCTAAACTATCCGCCTGCCCACCAGCCGCATCAATGATTACCGCGTTATTTATATCCACATTATTGGTAATTTCTTTACCTTCATAAATTAAGCGCATAATATCACTTCTTCCATGGCGGGAGCGTTTCGGCCACAGTATCTTCGATAATCGGGATTTTTAATACAATGCCGGCCGAAAAAACCAAAACATTCGAATACTGAGGATTAGCCTGGATAATTATCGAGGACTTCAGCTCATCATTATAAGCATCGAGCGCAAGGATATCCCAGGTATCGCCAGCCATTGTCGTATAGTTGAAGTAATCAGGCATAAGATACCCTCGCTTTCCTTGCAAAATATCGGTCTAAAATCTCTGTAATCTGCTCTTCCATTTCTGCCCCAGCCTGCCCTATCGCCTGTCTGATGCTTCCGGAATCCCCTCCGGAGACATATACGGTGATGGGCATAGAGATGGTGATTGATGGCTCGCCGGTTCCGACTCCCAACATCCGAGCTGTTTGAGATAATAACCCAATACTCCGAGAATCCCCCGGACGAATCGGAATGGCCATTTCCGGCCCCGCCTCACCAAAAATTGAGGGCCTCGTTGCTAAGCCTCCCTCTGCATATAGTTGCATGGGAATTGCAGGGGTTTTATCGGTAGCGCCACCCCCTATAAGCCCTTTTATTTTAGATGTTACGAATCCTATTCCCTCAATGACTGGGGTGAGCAGCTCCATTAATCCCCTGATAACAGGCACAATATATTCGATAGCCTTACCTAAAACCGTCCCGACAATATATGCAATATCCCCAACAATTGGGGCTATTTTCTGGATTAAAGGCAATGCGGCTTCGACAAGGCTGAATACTGGCTGAGCCTTCTCCATGATAATTGATAAGACCCCGCTTATTTTTTCGCCTGCAGCCGAAGCGTCAATTTTAGAAAGAAAACCGTTTATGAATCCCATTCCCTTAGCCAGGACCGGAACAACTCCAGACATAAGCTGCGCTGATGTCTGTTTAAAACTTTCTTTTAAGAGTTTCTGCTGATTGGCAAAGCTATCGGATGTACGCGCGAAATCACCCTGGGCGTCCTTTGTCATATCCATCAAGTATGAATAGCGCAACAAAGTTTGAGAAGCCTGATCCATGGAACTGTATGAGGTCTTTATTCCTTTTGATAGCGCATAGGCTTCCAAATTGGCCACGCTCATATTTATACCGAGCTGCTTAAGCGGCTCGGTCTCGCCGGAAATCCCGCTGCGGATTTTTTCAAAGGCTGTTTCCGCATCGAGATTGTAAAACGAAGCCATATCGCCCGTGAGGTTGGTCAGGTCCTTGGATAATTTCACAACGCTGTCACCGGTCAATCCGGAAGATTTAAGCATCGCTCCCATGGTTCCGCTGAATCGTTTTGCTTCCAGCTCAGAAAGGCCGAACCCCGTTAAAGCCTCTTTTGCCCATTTATCGATTTGTGTCGCGTCTTTACCGAACGTCACGTCTACAACGTTCTGCACTTCTTGCAGATCGCTTGCCAATTGGACAGCCTGCTTGCCAGCGGAGAAGAGAGCGTTGGCTGCTTTGCCGACAATCTGTGCTCCGAGAACCCCCTTAAATACGCCGCCGGCAATGCTGCCGGTTTTCTTCAATGTATTCTTCAGCTTATTTGTTTCTCCGGTTGTTTTAAGGAGTGCTGTTTGGAGCGAAGGATCTACCTTGCCAGCCAAAGTTATAAGGGCTTTTATTTCTTTGTTGGATGCCATGTAGCCTTGCCGCCTCCTCCTTCAGCATTTTTTCGGATAATTCTATCAGGTCGATATAAATATCGATAAAATAATTAACCGTCATTCTCATATAAATATGGATTGGACTTCGGGTAAAGATACAGGCCTCTAAGGCTGCTTTTCGGAATTCTCTTCCGCGCCAGCCGGCGAATCCGCGCTGTCCAATCCTAAAATAAAATTTTTTGCCAGCTCGCGCGCCTTGATGGCATCCCGGCCGGACAGCCTCATGTAATCTTGAGGCGCTGTACCCTTGTTTGTCTTGGCTGCGGTATAGGCAAACAGAATGCTGTGCCAGGACATATTAAACTCCTCTGTCGTAATGGCCACACAGCCGGACAGCGTAAGCTGCTTTTCTGCCTGGACCATATCCTCAAGGGTCAGGGAATCAAAGTTATAATTGACCTCTTTTACTTCCTCGTTGTTGATCATGATCGGATTTTTTAGTTTCAGTACACCTTTCAAGGCCAAAACCCCCTTAAATAAACGGGCAGGCCCAGGATCGAGCCTGCCTGTTAAAAAGAAAATGCAGCTCATTAAAGAACTGCGTTAACGCTTTGCATATAATCCACACCATTAACCTTGTAGATCCCCGCCAGCTTGTCGATCAGCAGGGTCTCCACACCGTCCACAATATGACGGTAGCGGATGACCTCATAGACAGCGTTGCCCTCCGTCGGATTATTATTCTCAACACTGCCGCCCTGGGAAGACTTAAACAGGCCGGTGCAAAAGATCTTGGATCCCTTTGGCAGCATAGCTCCCTCCGGGGTCATGTAGTCCTGGGCAAGCCGGATCTCAATATTTCTGATGCCCGGCTTTACCAGCCGGCTTTTACCAATGTTGGACCGATAAGAGATCGTCAGCTCCAGCGCCCCCAGCTGTCCCGTGGTCGGCATGGAAATAGTGCCCATTATACCGGCCCCGCTCAGCTCGCTGGTACTGATTTCGATGCTGGGAAGTTCAAAACCGGTAACGTCGTCCAGAGCTTCATTGTCCACCAGGACATTGTGTTGAATAACATTGCCGGCTCTCATCATAGATCTTATGCTCATGCTGTTTCACCTCCCCATAATGCTGCCAAGCCCTCTGCAGTATAAGCAACCACCCCGGTTATAGACTTAGCCTGCGGAGCTGTGGTCGCCGTGATGTCGAAACGGAAATTACCTTCGATCATATCACTGGTAGGATTGGAGACCGGGTAAAACCGGATATTCCCGCTCAGCAGGGCGCCTTTGGCGATCAGATTATCCAGCCATTCCTGAAAAGAATTAAGCTTGGTATCGATCAGCTGCCTTGTCAGAGGCACATCTACATCCGGGCCGTTGGTCTTTTGGAAAGTATTAAGGACATAGCTGAGCATCATCACAGAAGAATCAAAGATATTCCTCGGATCATTGTCGGATCCGTACTTATAGGCTCCGGTATGGCCGCCCCAGATCCTCCACTGGCCGCCCCAAAAGATGGCTGTTTTGATACCTTCAGCATTGAGCTGATTGGCCTGCTCCTGATCCTGGGATATGATTTTAGCGCCGGTTCCATCATCTATGGCCAGGCCGGTGATGTCTACCAGTTTATTGCTGGCAGTATCGGAGGGGATATTATCATTCAGGTAATGCGCTCTCTGAGTCGTTACCACAGCCAGGGTAGACATATGGAACAACCGATTTCCGTTTACGGCAAGCGGCCAACAGGGAGACTCAAATTCAGAAGTGTATCCGTTTGAAGCCTTCCAGGTCTTTGCCTTGGAGATCGTATCGGTAGTGGAATTTGCCGGGATATCCGTAAAGGCAAAGGCATACCAGTGTCCATTGATCCGCTGGCAGGCCGCCACAAGGGCATCGCGGACGGCCTTCGTATCGCTCCAACCGGGAGCTGCCAGAATGGTCGGGATCTGGTTGATATCCTGATAAACATAGGCTACAGCCTGTATGCCGGTCCTTTCATCATCAGTAACCTGGCCAACGATTTCTGTTGCTGTTACGCTCTCAGGAGTAACCTTTTTATAGGTCACGGTTACAGGTGAAGTCAGCGTACCCTTGAGATCCCTGAGGATAACCTTTTTGCCGTCCGGAGTATAAGAAGCGCTGAAGTCCACGCCCCAGGTCTTGCTGCTAATCTCCAGGGTGGATATGATCAGCTCATCATCGTCGATCACGCCCTGATTATTTAACAGGTCAACAGAAGCAGATGTTGTGTTTGCACTTGCCATAGTATCCGGATCAAGGACATTGATCACAACGATCGGACCGATAGGCCCGATGGCATTTTTGAAATGCGCATATACGGCTTCGCACAATTCAAAATCTTCCCAGTTATCCGCATAGCCTATCTTACGGACGGCATCATCATAGCTGGAAATTAAAATGGGCCGGTTTACAAGCCCTGTGGTGTCTCTGAGCTGATGGACCGGAGCCCGGCCGATATACACCGGCAGGGTAGCTACGCCGGAAGGAACTAGGGGGCCGATGCTTGCGCCAAGCTCACCATAAGCACCATGTAAATATGGCATTATTTTCACCTCACTAAATCAAACTAGCAAAATCGGATCTTGGGTAAGACGGCGTTATGGCAGTAAAAGTGATATACCCAAAATAATAGGGTTCCAGCCCTGGAGTCTGCTCCTCCGGAACCGCCAGGCCTTGCGTCAGCGGCAAGCCAACACTTATACCGTCCAGATTTTGCGATCTTAAGATCGCTGCTTTTGCTAAGTCTATGAAATTCAACAGGTCCCGCCAGCCTTCACTATCCGGTATAAACGCGGCCGGGCTGTGAAAGCCTGGGCTGTAGATGCAAAAAACTAATCTTATAGGCAGGGTATAGCTCTGCCCGTTGTCAGAGGCCTCATCGAACATTACAACAATACTGGGCGCACCCGCGCGCGGATCCCTGACTTTTCTGACAGGATAATAGGCGCTGAAAGCGACCGGATTGACCAGCTCAAACCTCTCCACATCGTCATCCGACGGCTTTTTAAGCTTGATTTGGCTGCAGACATTGACGTTCAGCCAATCCCTTATCTTGTCTAAAACCTCTACCGTTGTCACCTTATCACCTGCCTTTTACCCTTTTGCCGATATTTAGAATTTCCCTGGTAATTTCATGCTCAAGTCTTTCATTAAACTTTTCCTGGGCAAACTTCTGGATCTGGTCGCTGACTTTTTCATTCGAGATCATCTGCGGGATCGACAGGGTCCGGATCGGCGCAATCGGCAGACGATTTCTCCCTAACCTCTTAAAGACGTTATATTGGATCTTGTCTGCAGTTAACGCACCTGTGTGGGCCACAAAGCCCTTTCTGGATGTTGCCTGCCTTCCCGCTCTGATCTTGACTTTAACAGGCGCCTGTTTTTTCAGGCGCCTGCTTGGTGTAAAAGGAAAGTGGGCAAAACTGAGGGTGTAACCCCTGGAAGTAAGCCTCGCAGTAAGATCGGTCTTAGTAGGCCTCTTAATCCCGCGCCGGAAAGTATTTTTGACATCATTTATTTTGTCTTTAATTGCATAGTTTCGTTTTACAATCCTTGCTGTATAAGTTATTACTTGATCAATTGTTCGGTTTAAAGCATTATAGGCTGCTGAGGCTACCTCTTTCTCAAACCCCTTTAATTCTCTTGTAAGGGTTTCAAGCTGTGTAGTATCGATATGGATTTCTTTTCTGGAATATCTTCTCCCAGCAGGCATTGTACTACCCTCGATTCTGAGTCAAGATTATCTCCAGCACACCTCTGTCTTCTTTGCAATCAGCCACATACATCTGCCTCCTGCCGAATTTCAGCGGGGTGCCGGCTTCCGGCCTGTATCCCAGGTCATCTAACTTCACAAAGAAGAGGATCTCACCGATGGAGATACCGTCAAACTCCTTTTGGGTGCGTTCCTTAAGACGGTCATTGTCAACGATGACCGGAAGCTCTTCGCCGTCAATGCTGTAGGTTTCAGCAAAATCCTCCGGGTTAAAAAACAAGCTTAGATCATCTTTGATCTGATCTTTTAAGCTCATCTTTTCACCTTCTTGCTTTTTGCTGCTTTTACAGGCGCCGCTTTGCTCTCCTTTTCCTTTTCTGCCTCTTCTGCCTCTTTGGTGGCTTCAGGGGCCGCAGCCGGATCCTGGATCTTTTCGATAGGATCCAGGATCTCTTCGGCTGCTGGTATAGGATAATCAGCTGCACCTGCTTTAACCATCATTTCTTCCTGGTCAGGCTCCAGTGTAACAATTGCGCCGGTCTCTATAAGCAAGCCTTTATGGTTAAGCGGTAATTTAAGTTTGATCACGCTATCACCAACTCTACTGCCACTCAAGGACCAGAGTAATGATGCCGGTAGCATAGCCGGTAGGATCGTCGGGATTGTTAACTCTGAGAGCCAAGGCTTCACCTTTTGCGATGTCCTCGTCTCCGGTTGCAACAGCCAGGTCTTCTACAACCGTGTCTGTAGCACTGGAGATGTCAAACCCCGTAGCCAGCAGCTCTTTGCCTGCACCAGGTGCCTCAGTGTCTGCCAGCTTTTCTACCTGCAGGGTGCAGACAGCATTAGCTGCTGTTTCGTGCCTCTCCTGGGCGCTTACGAGTTTGCAGGCTGCGGGCGCGATCCAGAAGATCTTGGCAACATCAGCTGCGGCAATATCACGGAAAGTGACCGTGAACCGTTGGCCTGGGATAAACATAGCCTGAGGCAGCACAAAAGGCTGCTGAACATAGGAGTTATCACACAGCCTTACCCGTGCAGTTGCAGCTGCCAGCTGCTTAGGCTCGGTTGCCCAACCTGCGGGAATATTGCCAACAGCAACAGCGGTAAGAACGCCGGCCACAGGATCCCAATAAAGGGTATCGCCTACAGCAAAAGCTGCATTGGCTACTGCCGGCAGCTCAAACACACCGGCAACATACAAGGAGCCGGTAGCCCCGACAGCAATACGTTCAGCTGCGATCGCGATCCGGGTTTGCAGGTTAACAACACTGTCATACTGGATCGGGATAGGACCAGGATTCAAATAGTCTATTTTTCTGCCTTCTTGCACAAACATATCTTTTACCTCCTAAATATTTTTATCTGAGATAGCTCCTGATCAGTTTCTAGATCAGTTGCCGAGGTTCATGTACAGTCCGCGATAATCAAGCACGGTCACACCGTAATCGATGTAGATTCTCCACTTGATGCCCAGGAAGTCAAAGCCGACCTGGCTTTCTAGCTTGGGCATATCATCACCGTTGAGATATGTGACCTCAATGGTGTCAATATCAGCCGGAGAGGCAGCCAGGAACCAGGGGAAGGGCTGACCCTGTTGAACAAGGGCATCCAGCTCAGCATCTGCGACTGCTTCTAGAGTTCCGACAAAGGGATTGACAACGTTCTGTGCAGTAGCGATTACGGTCCGGGACAGGAATTGCTGTGCCTCGGTCTCGCGTGCAGCAGGCACGATCAGGTAACGGGGACTAATGTTCAGGATTTCGTTGCCGCGCAGATTCCTCTGGGTACGCATAGCCCGGCGGCCGGCGCCTATGTTCTGAACGTTAATGTTGCCGCCCTGGCCGGACACGTTATTATGCGCAGCAGAGAAAAGCTGCTGGTTGTCAAAGATCACAGGGTTGTTGCCCAACATCTGATAGACCAGACGGTTGATGCCGCGTCCGGCAGCCCTGACATAAGCTTCCGGAACCCTGGTCAGAATACCGATGTCATCATTGATCAGGGCCTGACGGGTCAGACCGAAAGAGCGGCCAAAGGTAGCAATGGCCTTATTTACGCCCTGATCCCGCATCTCATCAAACTTGAATTCCCCATTCTGAGTCATGGGCAGCAGATCACCGGCTTCAGAGATCTGATAATGAGTGGCAGCCTTAAAGTCGGGATTGGATCCTCTGCCGGTCCATATCTGATAGGTCGTCTGAGCGGTGCGATAAGCAACAGCCATGCTCTTATTTACAGCGCCATTCAATACACCAGCAAAGGCGCTGTCAGGAGTCAGAGCCTGGCGGAACAGATCGTCATCATTCAGACGATGAGCATTTGCCACACCGGCCCTGGTCAGGCATTCCACAGCCAGATCACGCAGCTTCAGACCGCGGAGCTCAGCTGCACCGTTAGCAAGTTTTTCAGGAGTTCTGCCGGCCCGCATTAGCAGAGCATCAGAGGCGGCTTCCCTGAATTTCACAGCCTCATCGGCCGTAATTCTGATATCAGAAATATGACCGCCGCTAAGCGGTTTACGCTCAGCTTTCAGCTTTTCCAGGATCTGAGCCCTTACACTGTCAAGATCTGCACCGGTATTGATGTAGTCCACAGGATCGACATCAAAGTCACGGCATAAAGCGGTGATCTCGGCAACTCTCTGCCGTTCGGCCTTGATGGCCCTTTCAGCATCAGCTTTTTCCCTTGCAGTTCTTTCCTCTTCTGCAATTTCAATTTTCAAAACGTCGATTTCTCTTTGCAGCTTATCAAACTCTGCCTGCTCAGTTTCACTGAGATTCCGGCCCGTTGCCTTGGCAGCGTTCAATATTTCTTCCTGCCTTTGAACCTTAACCTTGAGCTGTTCTTTTTTGTTCATCTCTTTTTACCCCCTAAATAAAATTCTTATTTATTTGCACTTGTTTTTCCAAAAGCAAGCTTTTGCTTTGCAACAAGTCTCTGCCTACGCCGACGGTCTCATCGGCCGGCACGGATACGATAGAGATCTCATAAGGACTCCATCTTGTAGCAATATAAGCAGGCCCGGTAAAGCGGCCGTTGCTGGATGTCTTACCCGCAGCGACTTCTTCGATCGCATCGATCTGATAGCCTACAGAAACACCTTTCAGAGTCCCGCTTTTGACCTTTAGATAGATCTTTTCTGCATCAGGATCGTCGTCAAAGACAATGTCCGCATAAGCCTTTTTTGCTTTAACATCCAGATAAGGATTTTCAACCTTGCCCAAAATGTAGTCCCGATCATGATTAAAAAGGGCGATACCAATTTCGTTCAACCTCGTAAAATCGATGCTGCCTTCATCGTGCTGCAGAATCTCTGTGCCAAACCAGCGCTCTATCGGCTTCTCTGAGGAAAAAGAAACGGTGATACGTCTTTCATCCTCGTTCACCGCCCGCGTTTCAAACTGAAATACTCTTTCCTGCTGCATCCCCGGCTGCGGGGCTTTACTCTTATTCAACGTTCTCACCTCCTCCGCCTAACTGCTTGGCATAGTTCTCTTCGCGGATCCGCTGTTTGATTACTTCGCGCCAATCCATACCCCTTTCAGCGCAAATTCTGGCCAGTGTATCCTGGTTGGTTTCTAAGGCTATCTTATTAGCGTTAACTTCCTTCAGCGGATCGATCCAGCTCCAGCCGGGAGCGATCCAGGTATGACGCAAATACTGCTGCTTTTTCTGCCAGAAGGACGGCAGATTCAGTCTCTTGGCCAAGACAGCTGAAATGACGAATTCTGTGTAAACCTCGCTGCAAAAATGCTCAATCAAAAACTGCTGCCAGATCTGATAGGTCTTCTGGTCCTCCAATAGTCCCTGACGGGCGCTGGAGTAGTTGACCTGGGACATATCCCTGGCGACAGCTTCGTATGATAGGCCTTGGCCGGCTCCCGCCAGCCTCTGCTGGGTAGTGATAAAGTCTTTGGCGTTGCTGGACTGGCCGGAAGGGCTGACCACGCTGACATCCTCGCCGGGCTGCAGCTCCTGGATCATACCGGGAGAGATCTTTTTTACCGGATAACCGCTTTGCTTGTCGATCACAACGTTTCTGCCTATGCCGCCGCTGGGATGCTTTTTGATAAAAACAGACAGACAGGCCAGAATCCGCTCCTTAACTGATATGGCTTCAACGAACTCATTGATATCTCTTACCCTGCCCATTGTTTTGGCCATCGGGGTCATTTCCCGGATCTGGGAAGGCCTTGTCTTCTTCCAGAGGAAGATTACCCTGTTGGCTTCAATACGTTCCGACTCACCGGTAAAGAAGCCGTCCGGGGAGTGCTTTTTGAAATAATAGGCTGTCGGTTTGTTGTATTCATCAAGCTCAATGCCGCCAACGATTCTCTTTTGGTTAATTCCCGGAGGTCTATCGACCGAAGTATCCAGATCATCTACTTCCCGGGCCTGCAGGCAAAAAGGCACCGGCCCGCCGCTTGTGTAGGCTTTGATAAAGAAAATGCCGCCATCAAAGAAAATGCGCCGTATGGCCATCTGCTGCATCTCATAAAAACTTTGCTGGCCTGTTACGTCGCAGTTGCGGGCTTTGCACCATTCGGCCCAAAGCGCTTCAATTTCCTCGTTGAGCCTGTCATCTTCCACTCCGTTTTTGTCTGCTACCTTTGCCTCGACCCTGATGCCTGCACCGACGACATTTCTCTCCATCGCTCCTACAATAGCTTCCGCTATGTCCGAGTTTCTTTCCAGATCCCTCATCCGGGCTCTGATAATGTCCCTTTGGGATCTGTCAGCCTGCTCAGCTGTGGCATTGACGGCGACCCAGCCGGAGTTGCGCCGATCAGTGTCACCTGCATCATAGAAAGATCTCAGGGCCTCGCGCCAGGCCAGGCGGTCATAGGCTCTGGCAGGGCTGAAAAAGGCTACTACCTTATCAAAAAAATTCACACTTTATACACCTCCTTTCAGCCGCTCAGCGGCGGTCAAACACCGCAACATAAGTGCCCCCGCCGCTTTGTTCATACAGCTGCTGTTGAAGGTTTCGGCGCTCCTGGTAGAGCAGGGCCAAATCAGGCCGTTTTAGGCTGCGGCTGCCTATCCTGTACTCCTGGGCACCGTCTTCTATGGCACTTATAGCCTTATTGATTTGCTCTAACTGCTCATTTAATGTTTTTATAGCCAATCACTCCTTTGCGCGATCCAGTCCTCAGCTTCAGCCAGGGCCTTGGATGCAGTATTTGGTTTTGCCGGCTGCTGCTGCATCTGCGCCTCCTCCAGCTGCAGATGTAGAGTCCTGACACCCATAACGTCAGCTGCAGCCATGCAGTATACCTCTGTATCAAGATAATGGTTATTGGCATGGCTTGTCTTAGGCACCCATACCTGCTTTATGCGGCCGCCGTTCATTTTTACGCTTACCTTATGTTCAGCGGTCACCTGCTCCGCATACTCGCGATCACAGCCTTTATAAACCATCCAGGAGCCGCGGCCGTTGGGCTTGGACATCCTGGATGCGATCATATCTTTGTATTTGTTGCCGTCTACCAAAAGCAGCCGGGCTCCATGCGCCTGTGATGATACCCGGTTAATCGTGCTGATCCGGAAATGAGAATAACTGTCAGACACACCTTTGACCGGTATGGCCCATTCACTATTCTGAGCGCAGAAGTCATAGACCTCATCAGTCTGATCACCGGAGTCTATAGCGCAGAGGTTCACCATAAAGACCTCACCGCTTCTCTTCCTAAACTCAGCGTTCATCACATCGGAGATCTCGCTGAAGCTGAGAGCCTGGCCGTGAGCAATGTTCTGACTCGTAAGGTAGGGCCCCCAGGCCCGGACCGTCCAGTACAGGCTCGTCTCCTGCACGTCCACCCCTCCGGTCAAAAAGACCGCCCAATCCGGCACCTCAAATACTTCATACTCTGTCTGTCGCTCCAAAACTATGTCGGCATTTGTTTTAAGTTTAGTATCTTCCCAAGGTTCCGCTAGCCACGAGTTAACAAAGTTTTGGAGTAGTTCCGGATCATCCTTCGATGCTAGAAACTCCTTAGCAATTTCGCCAAATCTGACGAAAGGTGAATATAAAGTATTCAGCCAATAGCATACTTTTCGGGGAAATTGTGTTCTCTGTTCGGCAATTTCCCATCGGCCGAATCTGAGCATTTGTGCTTTATGCTGGTCAGTAATAATGCTGCCGCATTCTTGGCATACATAATAAGCAAACTCTGCGCGATCTACATAGCTCATGTTTTCATCGTTGGGCCACTTAATTTGCTTAAATTGGAGCTCAATATACTCGCCACAGTGAGGGCATGGAACCTTGTAGTGTTTTATAACATCTGCACTTTCCTTCGCTTTCCAGATATGCCCGGTTCTCAGTGTCGGTGTAGATGTCATGAATATCTTTTTGTTCGAGAAAGATTTTGTCCTTTCTCGGGCAAGTTTAATGGGGTCAGCTTCTTTCTTGCTGGCCCCCGGATATTTATCCACTTCATCTAAAAACAAAAAGCGAATTGGCTTGCTTGCAAGTGAAGAGGGTGAATTGGCGCCGCTTATAGTGATATACATCCCTTCACACTGCAGCTCAAGTTTGCTGGATTCGCGCTCTTTGAAACGTTTCTTTAACTCCGGAGAATTCCTAAGCATTGGTTGAACTCGGTTCTCCGATATACTTTCACCTAAAGTATCCGTTGGATAAACTATCATGCTTGGGCTAGGATCCTGCATAACTACGTATCCTAGCATATTTTGTAATGTTTCAGTACCACCGACTTGGGTTGGCTTTACAAAAATTATTTCTTCAGTCTCGACATTATTGAATTCATTCATGATATCGATTAAATACGGTGTAACTTCGTTATTCCATTTGCCCGGGATTGCTGAGGACTTAGTATCGAGTCTCCTGTATTTTTCTGCCCATTCACTAACAAGCAAGTTTTCTGGCGGTTTCAAATGCCTTAAGGAATTGAGTATATAGTCTGGCAGATTACTTTTTCTTCGCTTTTCCTTTGGCATTATAAACACCGTCCACGCTCATTTGATTTAGCGCGTCATTAACAGTATCTGAAAGGGTTTTCTCAATCCTTCGGGCTTCAAGTGGTTCCACATATGAACTTACCTGATTCGCTAATCTTCTCGGGAGCGCCATTGCAGATTTCTTGAAGATAACAAAAAAGCGAGACAGTTCAGCCTCCACTAATTCCTTCTCGATATATTTCCCATTAGCGATATCCGTTTTTAGTTTGGCAAGCTCTGACTGGGCCTCTTTAAATGCGATCTCTGCCTCAAGTTTCTTTTGCTGTAAGCTTATAGCCTTGCTTGCTTCGGTATCAGCATTATAAATTTCACCGCGCCATTTGAGGACATGTTTGAGGTCCCACCAGCCCCGACTATGCTGTGTTAAACCTTGCCTTCTCCAGTTTGTAAGTGTTCTATCGCTGACATCTAAAATCTCACACAGCATTTTTGTTGAAACTATTATCCTATCTTCATCTTGTTTTATTCCGTCCATAAGACCACCCAATCCGAAATTCCGAAGCTTTTGAAAAAATTTTTATGGAGGAAATTCCCGGGCCTCGCGAGACCCGCATTCCCCCCACCCCTCCGGAAGGACCCGCAGAGGTGACCGTTCTTAAGTGTGCCTTACCTGCCTAATCGCTCCCCGCTCTCTCCGGTACGCATCATGACACATCAACTTTTCGATTTCCCGCATTCTCCTGTCTGGATCTTCAGCGACGTATATCCATGATACCAACAACGCATATACCTCTGGTTGTTTCCTCTTGAGGATTTCACCAATAGTCATGATGCTTCACCTCTTTCTCCACTGCCGTAACCCCCATATTGCAAGCAGGAAGTAGATAAAGAATAAGATGCTTTGCGAGTACAGACCTTTATAAAAGTCATATCCGCACCATATAGCGTTTGTAGCCAGCCAAATAATAAAGCACCATTGCTTTTTGTAGATGTTCGCAACAGTGCCGACCAGGGAAGCTATTGTCACTAAGATTGTCCAATCCATAATTGCCCATCCATTATAAAAAACATAAAGAAAAGAGCCTTTTCGGCTCTTGTTTTCAAATGTCATTATTAAAGCCCTATTTGATCTGCAGCATAAGTTGCTTCCTCCAAAGTAAAACCATCAAACTTTAATTGCTCTATCAATCCATTTCTCGAAAAAGCCATAATATTTAAATATTCTTTACCCTTTCTTACAGCCTGTTCCTTCCAATTCACATTCAAATTATTAACTGCATGATTAGCTTCCTCATTGCTGAAACCGTCAAATTCTAATTGTCCTATCAACCCATTTTTAGAGAATGCCATTACATTTAAGTATTCTTCAGCTTTTTTTACAGCCTGTTTTTTCCAATCAGCATTAATCTTATTTACAGCATAGGTAGCATCTTCTGTACTAAAGCCTTCAAACTCCAATTGCGCTATTAACCCGCTTTTAGAGAATGGCATAGTTCTTAAATATTGCTCGGCTTTTCTTACTGCATTTTTTTGTGACAAGGTTTCAGTTACTTTATCTTCTTTGGGTTCTTCTTTAAGTTTCTCTTTAGGTTCCTCTGTAAGCTTTTCTTCAGGTTTTTCTATTACTTCATCCGATTTAATTTCTTCTTTTCCTTCATCCTCATCTGTTTGAACGATTTCTTTTTCATCATCTAAATTTGATATTACTCCCTCTGATCCTTGAGTACTGGCTTGCTGGCCCTCATTACCTCCAGCACTCCCAATACTGCCGATAACTCCAATAATGACAATAACTACTATGGCTATAAACCACCAACGCTTATAAATAGGCTTTTTAGGTTTTTCACTCATTGTTTTTCCCTCCCTTCTGCCCCATACTTCGACAAAAGGAAGGTTTTTCCTGCACATAAAAACAAGCGCACACCCCAAATTTAATTTAGGGTATACGCTATGGCGCCATTATAGCATATATTTTTTACAAAAGTCAATATGTTGTATAGGTCAAACTACATTTACGCTAGATATAGTTTTACTCCAATTTCCAGAACTCGCTCGGCCTTGGCATCTTTCTTTTCACTTTTCGCTTTCTGCTGCTACTATTCCTTTTACTAGCCGGGCCCCCTGCAGGAGGAACTTCCACGGAATGAATATCAGGCGACACCGTACTATAAAACCAATCCATAAACTCTCTGTTACTCGACTGAATTAACCTTTCTATGTCTGCAGAACTAAAAGCTTTTTTTACTTCCTGGCTTACCTTGGCTAAGTTCTGACGCTTCCGCTCATCCTCAAGTCTCTGTTCTTCTTCGAAAAAAGCCTGGATCTCTTCCCGGGATGCTATGGGAGGTTTCTTCTTTTCTTTCAAATCAATCTCCTCCTACCTTTATCAGCTCCAGGTTTATCCACATGAAACTCTTGGAAGATTGTTTTCATATTCGAATATTTTTTCAAGCAATAGTAAGTAATCGCCGGTTATTCGTGTTACGTTTTTGTTCCAGTAAAAGGCACAAGTGTTCCCGTCCTGTAAATAGAAACTATCATCATATGCATGGATGAAAATACGTTTTCCCGATATGATTGCCGCTCCGAGCTCTGCATGAGTCCCTCTTCCGCCAGGAAGGAGAATAATAACTATTTCAGCTCTGCGTACTCCATCTATCTCCTTTTCGGCAACATCTTCCAGTCGTTTTTCTCCACATTTTTGAACGCTTCCATGTACAGTCCAATCATAGGTATGTTCCCAGCCTCTGGCTTTTAAAATATTGGCTATTCTTTTCACGTTCTCAGCATTCTCAAGTTTGCTTGCGATATAGAAATTCATCATTCACCCCTCCTCATCAAAACCTCCGTAATTCTGGTCAGCACCTTTTCCAAGGAATCCAGTCTTTCAAGTAATTCCCTAAATTGGCCTCCGAGTACCTCCGGCATACCCTTATCCAAATTCGCTTTTTTAGGAGGATTCTTTTTCAGTTGCAGCCCATACTCTTTCACCCAAAATGAAACCGTACACTCTGCAACTCCATACTTTCTGGCGATTTCCTTATTTAGCATGATCTCCCTGTCCTTCTCTAACTGCTCTTTTGACGGCCTTCTACCTCTTGCCATTTCCTCACTCTCCGTTTCATTCTTTTTTGGGTAATTTCGCCAAGGATTCAATTCCGCAGCAATTGTAAGTTCTGGAGTATATTCTTCCGGCTCTGTGATCGGGACGATCTCACCGGTCTGGTTGTATCGGTCTATGTCAATCTTGTACCGGGTGACTTTGCTGTGGTTTGATATCATGCCGCCACCTTCCCTATTCTCGCTTTAAGCGCTTTTAATAACCTTTCTTGGGTTGCATTTTTATCTTTTACTACTGCCACAACATCTTCATCAATCGTGCCTTTGGTAACTAGTAGATAACAGCTAACCTTACTGGTCTGCCCCTGCCTATGTAGCCTCGCATTAGCTTGTTGATATAGTTCTAAGCTCCAGTTAAGTCCAAACCACACAATAATATTTCCACCTTCCTGGAGGTTCAGACCATGGCCGGCACTTGCAGGATGCAGTAGTAATATGGAAATCTTACCTTCGTTCCAATCTTTTATATCCTGCTCTGTTTCCAAAGTTCTTACATCCGGGAAGTGTTTACTAATCCGCTCCAAGTCATGCTTGAAATTGTAGTATACGATTACTGGCTTTCCGTTAGCTGCTTCAATTATCTCTTCCAATGCCTTAAGTTTTTCATCATGTACAACATGATATTTTTTCTCCTCATCATACACCGCCCCGTTAGCTAGCTGAAGCAATTTATTACTAAGCGTTGCGGCTGTCAGTGCTTCAATATCCTTAGTTTCGGCCACCGGCAGTAGTAAATCTGTCTCCATCTGTTTATATTTTTTGTAAGCCTTCAGACCCAGCTCGACTTCTATTGGAATTTCTTGTAACTCTGGTACTTCTAGATAATCTTCAGCTTTCATACTTACACAAATATCCGAGATCTTTTCATAAATCGCTTTTTCTGCTTTTGGTTTCGGAACGTAATTATAAACTATACCTGTTTGCCAATTCTTTTGCCCTGGGTCAAAATACTCTTTACGGTACCCGGTAATTGTTTTACCTAATCTTTCCCCACGATCCAGAAGATACAACTGAGGCCAGAGATCAATAAGCCCGTTTGGAGCTGGTGTTCCAGTTAATCCTACTATCCGCTTTATTAAAGGCCGCACTTTCCTCAAAGCTTTAAATCTTCGGGAACTGTTTGACTTAAAACTTGACAATTCATCAATTACAACCATATCGAAAGGCCAGGCTCGGCCATAAAGGTTAACAAGCCACTCTGTGTTCTCCCGATTGATTATATAGAGGTCTGCTTCTACTTCTAAGGCTGCTAACCTCTGTTTTTCAGTGCCTAATACTTTAGATAACCTAAGGTCCTGCAAATGATCCCATTTTTCAATTTCACTACTCCAAGTCATTTTAGCTACTCTTAGTGGCGCTATAATTAAAACTCTTTCGACCTCGAAATAGTTATGCATAAGCTCTTGAATGGCTGTCAAAGTACAGACCGTTTTCCCAAGCCCCATATCTAGAAAAAGCCCACAAGCCGGAAGCTTTATTATTTGTTCAATTGCATATTTCTGATAATTATGTGGATTGAATTTCATTGATTAAATCCTCCACTTTCTCATAAGAATCTATAACATAATACTTAAAACCTAAATTTAAAAACTTTTTTCTCATGCTTTTCTGCAACGGGGTTAAGTCTTCACCTGGTTTCTTAAGCTCAACCAACAGAATTTGCCCGCCAGGCAAAAATACTAATCTATCCGGCACACCGTTGCATCCAGGACTCACAAACTTCAAAGCCATCCCGCCGGCTGCCGCTATTCTTTCCCGCAATTTTTTCTCGATTTGTTTCTCCGTCAACACGATACTCGGTACTCACTTCTGGGGAATAGCTTCCCTTCTTTGATTAGCCTTTCAATTTTTCCGCTGCAAGCCTGACCAGAACGGTTAATATAATTAGCCATTGTCGGCGGTGTGTGGCCTTTGTGATAAAGTTCGATTAGTTTTTCTGTCTCTTCTTTAGTCCACGGATTATGATTAGGCATTTTCAGCGGCCTGGCTTTAATCTTAAGGTCTAACATTCTCCGTTTGATAGCCCCCTCAGTTCTTCGAAGCCTTAAGGATAATTCCCGGTAGGTATACCGATAGGAGTTAAGCAAATCTGTTAACATTTTGTCCTCAGCTTTAGTCCACGGAGTAGTTTTATATTGCAATCGTTTTTCCGTGTCAGCTTTTCTCTGATCCTCTACCCATTTAGGCTCTTTACCCAAAGCCAAAAGTTCAAGCTTAGAAAAATCGATTAAGGTACTGTTTTCCTCCGCCCAGTCCCACCAGTCATCAAGATACACAACTTTAAAGCTGCACCTAATGACCTTTTTGGTTTTTACCAGCAAACCTTTATCTATCCACTGCTTGGTTGTATAGGTGTATCCACTATTACTTCTTGATAGACCCCTCATGACTTTCATAAGCTGATTGAGAGTTACATAGTCACCAGCATCCAAAAAAGGACCTAACCCTAACCTTCTGGCTTTTAACTCAACAGCATTGATACTCCGGCCCAAGTTTTTAGCTATGGTGCCTACACTTATCAGACCCCAACTTTCCATGAGATAGGATTCATCTTCCTTAGTCCAGTTTCTTCCTCTCCCCACATTTTTCACTCCCTTTCAAATTCAATTGGCGGGAACAATGGGAACAATGGGAACGGAATTTTCTTAGATACTCTATATAACCGTATTAGGGGCTCTATATATACGCGTATACGCGTATACGCGCGCCTAATCTTATCTTTTACCTCTTTTTAATATATTGTGTTCCCATTGTTCCCACTCAGGGTCTAACCCTTGATACATCTAGGATAGAGGTGGGAACAGAATTGCTTTTTTCTGTTCCCGCGTGTTCCCATCGTTCCCGTTTGGGTGGGAACAGAATTCCAGAAGTGGGAACAGAGTTTTTCAATTGTGTTCCCGGTAATATCCTCTCTGCTGACCATAAATAGGCCCGAATCTGAGTCTTCCCTTTGCGGGTTGCCACCCTTTTAGTGTCCTCAAAATGTCATTTATCTCTCGACTTTGCAAAGGGGATAACTGTTTAGGGTCTCCTTTAAACAGCTCGCACCATATTTCCATTACACAGGTTTTCTGTTTCTTCATAACCTGGTCACTGGCCACGGACCCAAAATCATCTTCCCCATCAAGGTAGTTCCGGCGCTGGTAGAGGTCCATCTCGTCCCAGTTCACAGGATAATCCCTATTTAGGTACTCCTCTATCAAACCTGCTTTGGGGTTATCTTCCGCGTGCTCCCTCTGCTGCTTAACAGCCTCCTCAGCTTCCTTCCCAGTCAGATACAAGGGTGTATCGGCTTTATACAGTTCCACAGCTTCAGCCCATATCTGGTCCACTTCTTCCGGGAGATCCTTGAATACACTTTTCTTTGCCGATACAACTCCGCAATCCACTGGCCAAGTTCTCCTATCTCCGGTTTTATCTCTAAGGAATTCCCGGTCATTAGATGTCCCCCAAAACACGCATTGCCTTTTAAACCTGCTTGTCCTCCTGCCATAAGCTACCCGGTAGATATCCTCAGTCTTACTCAAGAATGACTTTACTGCTTCAATATCTGCCTTTCGTGTTGCAGTTAGCTCGGACATTTCAATGTGCCAAAAGCCCTGTAACTGCTCATATGCTTCTTTCCCCTTGACTGTATCCAGACTGTCATTAAACCAGTCTTTTGCTAGATACCGGATAAAGGTACTTTTTCCAATCCCCTGGGGACCTGTTAATGTGATCATTGTGTCGTACTTGCACCCAGGACGCATGATGCGGGTCACTGCTGCAGTTAAATGTGTGCGGATAACTGCCCGAGTGTAGATGCTATCTTCCGCACCCAGATAGTCCGTGAGTAGCGTTTCAATCCGTTTAACTCCATCCCAGGTCAGGCTATTCAGGTATTCCCGGACAGGGTGGAATTTATTTGACTGGAACACTATAGTCACAGCATCAGCTATCTTACTGGCTCCTGTCAGGGTATAAACACTCTCAAGGAAATACCGTACCCCAGCGTCATCGTCATCCTTCCAGTCCCTATTAACTTCATCACTCCAAGGAAGTTTACCAACCACCACAGCACGATTAGAGAACTCGTTATATACAAGTTTTCCTTTAATTCTAGGGTCGTTCTGCAGGATGATAACTGCATTATCTATAGTGTTTTTAAGATTCCCCTTTTTGTCGTAATCAAGTTGCTTTAGCCATTCCGTATCTATTTCATCCGCTTCTTCCAGGTCCTCAAAATCCTCCATGGCCTCATTAAGACGCTCTGAGCCTAAGGTCAACTTAACCTGTTCATCGTCACTGGCTAGCTCGCTCATAGCTATAAAGCTTGGCAGTCGATTGGCCGGAGTATCTTCTTTAGCATCTTCGTCTCTAGCACCGAACTTATGGATCCTCACTAAGTCAAAAGCATTGCAGAGCATTCCGCTTATTGGGTCCGTTCCGTGATGCGAGTAAGCGAACTTATCATCGTATACCACTAGCCCGCCAACAGTGGAGCCTTCTGCATAGGTATACCGGCCTTCTACCCTGGTAGGTACATATATATCACTTAGAAACTTCTCAATAACTTCCGAAATGCTGTAAGTCCGGCAGAAGGCCCCAATAATCCCTTTTTTCTCGAGCGGGTCCTCTTGTTTCTTTATCTGAGACTGAAGCCTTATAGACTGTCGAGAACTCACCGGCCAGAAAGAAACATCTTTCCAATCAAGGTATTCGTCCAGCACTTCATCTGGGTCTAACCAAGGACCTTCCTGTCTTTTAAAGATGAACTCTCCGTCTGAACTAGTGCTTGGCCAGTACATCAAGCGACTAGGTTCATAGGTTGTATCATCGAACATATCTATGCCTATAGAATCCGCAATCTTGCGACTAACTGCTTGATATTCGTCTGGTAGCACAGACCTCGAAAGCGGGATGATAAGCCTTAAACGTGGATTTTTGGGTGCGTGGGAATGCGTCGAGTACATCATTATTTCGAAATCATTAAGCATCGTAATGCTATCCCAGAGGTCATTAACGGACATATCAATGTTATCCATGTCTAGGGTTATTAGAGTACGATTAGCAAGGTTCTCAGCCTTACGCCTACCCTCTTTCAAAACCCCTCCCACAAAGCCCCCAACGTCCTTAATCTCGTCCCTTTGAGTCTTAGGCATACGCTTATATTCCTCAAAGGTTTCCCTCGTTCTAGTGGTCTTAGAGAGCTTTTCTACAAGGTCCTCATAGGTGATTTCGATATTTCTCCACTTTTTTGAGTTCCTGCTAGGAGCAGTGGCGATATAGATTTTTCGAAGTGGGGTGGTATTAGGTTTTTTTACTGATTCCAAGATTCTTCACCCCTTAGTCTTTTTGGTAGTACTTACATTCGAACCCATCAGCCCTCAAAGGTAGCCCCGGAGCCCAAGGGATGGGTTCTCCCATAATGGTACATATCTTATCCAAGTCATTGCAGTCCTTTGGAGCTTCGATAACTACCTCATCGTGGACGTGCATCACTATCTTGTATCCTGCTTTGTCTAGTTTGAGCAAACTGTGAGCTAGGCAGTCTCTGGCTGTAGCTTGAACGATATTCTCCACTAACTTCCCACCGTATGTGTCTTTAACTTCCCACTGGTGTGATGTTGGGTTGACTTCATGGAATATAATCTTCTCTTTCCCGGGGAACTTGTCATGTTCTACAACCTTCGGTTTGGCGTAAGCTAAGCGTCGGCTACTTGGGAGCTCTAGGAACAAAAATCCGCTTTGGTAAATTGCTTTAAGCTTCGTTCCTATTCGGACGGTAGTTCTCTCCTTTATGGCCTTTTTAGCAGCGTTCTCAACGTCATACCAGAACCGGACAATCTTCGGATTAGCCTTTCGCCATTGTTTGACCAGTTCTGGAAGCTCTTCTTCCGTCAATCCGTTTTTCAAAGCCCCCATGCTGATTAAAGCTCCCGGACCTCCTTGATAACCTAAAGCCAACTCTGCTACTTTCCCTTTTTGCCTTAAGTCGCTGCCTTTGGTAATCTGTTCAATCGGCACACCGAACATCTGGCTTGCTGAAGCTTCATAAATCTTGCCGTGCGAGTTGAACACGTCTAAGCGCCATTGTTCTCCAGCAAACCACGCTATCACTCTAGCCTCAATTGCACTGAAGTCAGCGACTATGAATTTATGTCCAGGAGCGGGAATAATAGCTGGACGGATGCACTGACTGAGAATGTCAGAAGGGTTATCGTACATCATTTCTAGTAGCTCTAAATCTCCTGTCTTTACAATCTCTCTAGCTGTATCTAAGTCCTTGATGTGATTCTGGGGAAGGTTTTGGACTTGAATAAGTCTCCCAGCCCAGCGTCCTGTACTAGCTCCATAAAACTGCAGTAATCCTCGAGCTCGGCCATCCTTGCAAGTGATATCCAACATCTTCTGATACTTTGCGATACTGGTCTTAGAGAGCTTTTCCCTAATCTCTAGTGCTGTAATAATGTCTGGATGATGTTGAAAAGCTTTTTTTAAATCGTACAAGTTTTTCTTAGTTATGCTTTTAATATACCGGCCTGTTTTTTCGCGGATGAATTTCTTAATATCAGTGAGACTGTTTGGATTCTCAAGGCCAGTAGTTTCTCTAAATAATTCCGTTAGTTTATTTGTTTGTTCAGTGTCTATAGCAATTGCATTTTGAGCCATTTCTAAGTCAATCATTACCCCACGATCATTGATTACTTGATCTAACGAGTAAAGTTGATGCTCTTCCGGTGGGTTAAGATAGAATCTACTTAACTTGTTGCGAATAGCCCTTTCTGCTTCCACGTCTTGCTTACAATACTCTTTAAACATCTCCCAGTCCTCAGGTCGTTCTTCCGGGAGAATTCTTCTTCTGCTACCTAAAAGACTGAGCTGATTTTCATCTTTTACTTTATGAGGTATGGAGAATATTCTGATTAACCTCTTTCCAGTCCAAAGCTTTTGCTGATCTGATTCTAGATTTATAGCAGTTCCTACGCTTTCAAGGCTTCCTGCAATACCGAGAGATGCCGCCATTACTTTTGTACATTCCCAATTCTCGGTCTGAATATTGAAATACTTATTGATGCAAACCCTTTCAAACTGTGCATTAAAAGCTGTTTTCAATACATTCTTATCAAGTAAGGCGGGAGTTACCCTCTCGGGTAACTTCTCACCTTGAGCTAAGTCAACTATTGCTACAGCTTCATCATCAAAAGCATAAGCTAATAAAAGTATTTGAAATTCATCTGAATCCACATATTTGTACATACCACAGTCTGAAAGATTGACATCGCTATATGTTTCAATATCTATAGATAGTACTGTCAATCCTCTCAGCTCCTATTAGCTTAGGAAATCATCATCCACATCTACTTCTTCGAATTCGAAATCTTCTTCAGCAGAAGAACCGCCACCAAGACGTTCTCCATCTGCGACTTTCTGAACGTTTCCAAGTCCGCAAGCGATACCTTTATTACCCGCAGCATTAAAGCCATAGAAATTGATACTTACTCTTGCATAACAACCAGAATAGACTTCATCCTCACCAAGAGGAATGGCTTTACCAGTGACTTTATCTTTCTCAGTACCAACTACTGCAGGGGCCTTAGTTGAGTTAGCATTAATGAAATAGCTGTTTGCGTAGGCTTCATCATCTGGACGCTCTTCGTCGCCATCCCGGAGAGGGAGTTTAAGATTAGCAGGGATTTTACCGTTCCATTTCCCCTTGTCTCGCTCTTTAGCATTCTCGATGGCTTGCTTAATGGTTTCTACCATCTGGGTATCATCCTTAGGGATGATTAGAGATACAGAGTATTTAGGTTCGGATCCGTTAATGGACTTTGGTTCAAACAGATTCGCATAAGAGAGTCTTACCTTTCCAGTGATAACCTTAGTTTCGTTTTTAAGAATTGCTTTCATATACTAAACATCTCCTTTTAATTCTTTTAATTAACCGCAAAGAGTCTTTGTTGAGCTCGCTCTCCGTTGATGTAGAGCTTTATCTCATCACACAACGCCATTAGGTCCTTAACACATTCATAAGAGAGTAATTGAGCTTCGTCAGCACCAAAGTCTGAATAAGGTTCGCTGGCCTTATGAGGTGTATTAAGGTTTAGGTCGCAATTAGAGTCATAAAGTTCCATCTGGCTAATAATTGTGGCTCCCATAACCTCTTTCTCGCCACCATAACTAAAGGAAACACCAGTAACCTTTATCCTACTTAAATATGTTTCAGGGAGCTCGCGCATCTCTATCACATGGGGTGCTATGTCCTGCAGGACTTTTATAAGCTCTGGTCTAGGCTCTTCCGAGCAAGTAAAAGAGTATTCATCCCATACGCCGTGCTTTGTCCTCTTTTCGTAGGCGATTGTAACCTTCAATGAGGGTTTAGTCTTAATTTTGATTTTCTTGACTCGAATCAAAAGAAATCATCCTCCACTGAGTTAATTTCTGGACGTTTATCATCCTCAGTAACTAGTACTGGCTTACCGGGTGGTTTTGTAATATAGTCCTTAGCCAGTTCAGAGAACTTCTTCTTACCGATAACTCTTTCAAGATTTGTGATACCTTCAAGGGTCTTGGGTTTATAAATCTGATCCTCTGGATAACCTTCTGCTATAAGCATATTAGCAAGAGCAGATTGGTCCGATATAGTCCTTACAGACCTGCCTTCGACCAATTTCCAGCCAGGGAATTTGGTGCCTTTTAGAGCTTCATCTAGTGCATATTCTCTAAGGTCCTTAGCCCACTTTTCGATCTCATCGGCTTGCCCGAGGATTTCAGCTATTTCTGTAGCGTTAAGTAAATTTGGATCCTTATGGTATTGGTCATAAAATGCTAGGTTAACTTCAGCTCTTGCTTTGCATGTTGCCTTTACTTTACAGAATCCGCACCAAGGGCCAGGTACTGTATCGCCTTTACCTTCGTAAGCAAGTTTGGCCTTTGGCTTTAACTCATTCTCAGCCCACTCTTCTAGCATGGCTGCAGTTATGGTCCAGCAAGAAATGTTGTTCAGTCGGACCTGGGCAATTGTTACCGTGATTTTTTCAATGCCGTAGATAAATCCATACTTCTCGTATGCACCCAAGGCGTAGAGTTTAAGCTGCGGATTATCTATGGGGCTGACTTCTACCCCTTTACCAAACTTTAGATCGATGATTTCAAGCAAGCTATCCGCAATGATGATACAGTCACCGGTACCGAATCCTTCCGGGACGAAGCTGCTATAATCTAGCTTTTCTTCCAAGAAGATCACAGCGTCTTTACTCTTGCTGACGGCCTCGTTATATTTCTCAAGAACGTAATTGGTATAATCTTCAACTTCATCAAACATACCTTCGTAATAGAGCTCATCTGCTTGGATCTGTTTCAGCGCGGCATCAAATTGGCGCTTTGTGATACGTTTAAGTTCTTTTTTTAAAATCAATTCACCTAAACTATGTGCAAGGCTTCCTTCAGCCGCATAAGGACTCGCTGTATCCTCCATTTTTTCACAAAGTCTTGCGCTAGGAGTGCAGTTCAACCATCTTTCAGCGCTGGAAGCACTGAGAAGTGCGTGTTGGGCCATTAGATCGCCTCCAGCTCTGAGAGTACGGAAGCAAAGTCTTCCGGTTTCAAGTCAGTTACTTTTCTTACTCCGTGTTTCTCTAAAATAGCTTTGAGCTTTGCTGTGTTTGATTTTGAGTTCTTGGCCATGAAAGCAGCTCTGACATCTTCTATAGTGATTTCTTTTGATTCTTCTTGAGCAGTAGATGCTTCCTGTTCAGTGGCCATCGCTTCATGATTTTTCTCCACATGGCTTGGTTTTGTAGTTTCACCTTTGGCAGCGCTTTCAATAACGTCTGCAAGTACACTAATTGTTGTAGCAATGGCATTCTTAGCGGAAATATTTCCTTTGGTGTTCCCTTCAATTGCATTAGCTAAAAACTGAATAGCTGAAGCAATCTCAGGCGCTTCGATTTTTATGGTAACTTGCATCTTTATTTAGCCTCCTTTTTCAATATGTTCAGTGCTTTGTGATATGACTCAATACAAGTCCTGCATAAAGGCAATCCTAGCACGTCTACTAGATCTCCTATTTCCCCGCAGGTATAGCACCCGGGTTTATATTTGCGAAGAGTGATTTCATGATCATCACTGACAAAGATTTCAAGTGAATCTCCCTCATTAATTCCCATGTTTCTTCTTATCTCTATTGGCAGAACCACTCTACCTAACTCATCAACTTTCCTTACAATCCCTGTAGCTTTCATAAGCTTCCTCCTCTCGGATAAACCACCAATACATCTCTCTTCGCATACTGAACAGCTTCATCAAAGCTTCTCATGCAGATGTCAATCCTTTTTCCCTGGATTGCTCCGCCGGTATCCAGAGCCGTCCGCCAGCCAATACCCTCAATCCATACCCTGCTGCCCAGGGGTATCACGGCCGGATCCACAGCGACCGCCGTATCGATGTTGTCGATTGTCCGGACTCCGCTGGCCATCACTGAGCCGTCGCCCCAGGATGAGAGGCCGTTACGGTCATCCAGCGGGCTGTAGGCGGTACTTTCAAATACGCCCAGCTGCCAGCTGTCTATAATGGTTATTAACATCTGATTATCCCTGGCAAGCTCTTGCTGATTAGTTTTAAGGACTTGGATGTCTCCTTGCAGCACATTTATCTTGTAAAGCATTCCTATGTTCGATATGGCCAATAATAGGGCTATAAACATGAGGATTGAAATTGTAATACCTTGGCGTTTTGCGTTCAGCATTTTGGAAACCTCCAACATCCTTTTTCTTCTGACCAATCACACTTCTTGGGCGCTCCAAAGTCATCAAAACAAGTGCTGCAAGGTAGTATTTGCTCTCCGCAATTCGGGCAGCAGCTGTGCCGGTCACCGGGAATCTCTACCTCACTTTCGCAATGCGGGCACCATTCAATAGTTGTCCAATCACTATCCATTGCTGGCCCTCCTTAAATACGCTTTAGCCGCGCAGAACGGGCAAATGTAATGTCTTGCGGGGATTGCTAAAACGCTGACGTGCCATTTTTTCTGGCAGTGCCGGCAGATTCTAATCACTTGCATTTACCCCCTTTTTCGCATAAACTTAAATTGAGAGTTTTTCTTGTGGCTCGCTTTCAGCGGGCTTTTTCTTTATTCAATAACTTCATGGCAGTAAGCTCCGTAATTGCCTTTTTCATACATATCGCCGCCTATCTGCGGGTTTTTAAAATATTCTTCCGGATAGCCCCAGGCATAATTAAGAATTCCTGGCTTGGAATACGCCTTATCTCCAAAATGGTCAGCAAATTTCTGCTGGGCCTCTGCCCTGCTATTTGCTTTTATTTCTACCCAGCCGCCGTTATATATTTGTCCTGTTTGGCTAAACGTAAAGTAATAAGTTTTCAATTACTTTCACCCCTCCTCACTAATTACTATCCGCTCTTTTGCATACTTCCGGCCTCGTCTGTCTTCACCAGTCAAAAGGCATACTTTAGAGTCTTTACCATTTCCTCTCATGTCAATTCCATGCTCCTGCAAGCGTTCTTTCAACCTGTCTATCGCTATAGCAAAATCCACTCTTGTTTTTGCGTATTCGCCGGTATTCGTATCAATTCCATGTTCCTTGCATATAGCGTATAACCGCTTAAAAAATTTGATCTGCTTTGCGGTAGGTGTTTCTTTGGCTTTTTCATATTCTCTATCTCCTACGTCTTTCGCATAGTAGTCAAGGTATCGACTATGGTTTAGTTTATAGTTCATTTTTGCGCCCCTCGGTTAATTTTTGAACGGATACGGCTTCCTCCACCGTTACCAGCCGCCTGACGGCCGCCGTTATCCGGTCGCTGGCCGCGCGATCAGCGTCAAAGAGAAAATCCCAACCTAAGCAATTCATGTTTTTATCCCTCCCTCATTTGGTTTAATGCCTCCAAAGCAACAAGAAAATGCTGTTTCTGATTCTGAAGCTCTTCCTGCAGCTCCGGGCTGCATTCGCTTATGATTTCATCGCTTTCCTGAATTGCGTTTCTGAAATACTCAATAGCTCTCTTAATCTCGTCTTTGTCATAGGCTGTCATTTGGCCTTTGTCCCTCCTAATAGCTGGTCAATTTCCCCAGGCGAAAAGCCTGTTTTTTCGTATTCGTGCAGCCGCCGGATAGCAGCCTCGAAGTGGTCGCAATAGCCGCACTTCTCGTTGTTCGGCCCCGGCCAGCAGTTGAAACAGACCTTAAGCTCCGCTGCTCCCATGCCGTTTTCAATTGTCATAGGTTCATACATTATGTTCGCACCTTCTCGCACCTTCCTCTCCGCGTCTCTGGCCGCCCAATACCCCAGACCGCCTTTGTTCTCCCGCAGCCGCCGCTGGATTACTTCTTGGCATTGGTTTGGGGACATTGATTTCAAAGATTTGCTCATTTTTTCACCTTCCTTGCGCTCATACTCCGGATCCCCGTCCAAGCGTCACTGGGGATACGCCCCCAGCGTTTGCAGGCCATGCGTTTCGCCTGCTCTCCGGAGGAAGCCTCATACTGTCCTATGTTTTTTCTGTTGACGTCAAAGACTTCGTACAGCATTTCTTCACCCCGCTTTCTTACAGGATTTCTCTTGATTGCGTCGAAGTTCTATTTATGAAGGGAGTGATAATGTTGAATGAAATTCCTTGGACGTTTAAGACTTGGATAGCTAATTTCAAAAACGTTGATTTACCTATAGGAGATTTGGCCGACGATATTTCAAGAGATCCGGCTTTCCCTGATTCCGAGGACTACTCTGTGTTGCGGTCCTACATTGTAAGAAAACAGCAGCATCCTGCAGTATTGGAAACTTTTGAAACTGTTTGGAAGTTCTATCAAGCGTCTAAATGATCTAAATCATCAACAATTAGAATCACATCAGGGTTAAGTTCTTCACGGTTATTACTGTATTTTCTTCGTAGCTCATAACTTGAATATTTTCCGCTGCCGACTATTTTTTCAATCCCCGGCCTGCTCGCCAATTCATTGAGCAGGTCTACTGTTTTTATTTGGCTGAGATTGATCATTCGTGTTCACCCCGCTTTCTTTTTGTTTCAAATATGACACGTTTTAATTATAAAAAAGTTCCCGAAAAAGAACGTCCGCAGGCATATCAAAATATTTTCTTAAATTTGCCATTTCAGTTGATTTCCAGTCGCGAATCCCATTTTCTTTTGCGCAATAAGAACCCTCATTGCAACCGGCAATTTTTCCAGCTTCTTTCATGGTAAGCCCTTTTTCTATCCTAGCTCCTTTTAGTTTTGAAAAAGTTAAACCTTTCCTTTTACGCTTGTTATTCAATCTTCTCCCTCCTTTCATGCCGTGTCATTTTTGACATCTTTATATTAACGCTTCTTTTAATTAGCTGTCAATATATAATTAAAAATTTTTTTCTAAATTATCAAAATAAATGTTTAAAATTTGACACGAATAGTATATAATATTCACGAAGGAGGAATGTAAAATTATGGATAATATTGCAAACAAAATCGGGCTTAAATTAAAAGCACTTAGAGGCGATAGTTCTCTTGAAGATGTATCAAAGATTATCGGGATATCTAAGTCTTTACTATCAAAATATGAAAGAGGGGTAACTGAGCCAGGTTCTTCTGCATTAATTAAATTAGCGCGCTATTATAACGTTTCGTTAGATTGGTTGCTCGGCTTTACTGATGATCCGAAGCCAATTATTATTACGAGTGATCTTAGTCAAAACAGTAAAAATGAAATACTTAATTTTATTGAATATACGAAACAAAAGGATAAGGATGAAAAATGAAAAGTAAACCTAAAGGAAGTGTATTCCGAGATAGTACAGGCCGCTGGCGCGGAGTAGTAGATTTACCAAAATCTCCTGGAGAACCTAGAAAACAAAAAACATTTAGAGGAAATCCGCAGAAATCAGATGCCCAACAACAAAAAGAGTTATGGAGTAAAATTAATGCGCTCTTGCTGGAAATTGAAAATGGAACTTATTTAGAAGAATCAAATGCTACTCTTAAAGATTATTTGAAAAATTGGCATGAAATTTATGCTGCAAAGTTAGCGCAAACGACTCAAGAACTTTATAAATTATACACAGAAAAACACATTATTCCCGAGTTAGGAAAGATAAAGATAAAAGAGATTAGGCCTATGCACATTCAGGAATTTTATAATAAAAAATCAGAAACTCTGTCCGATAATACCTTAGGGAAAATCCATACTTTTTTAAATAAGGTTTTGAATGATGCTTATAAAGACAGTCTTATTAAAACTAACCCGTGCTCAAGAGTAGATAAACCAAGAGTGAAACGCTATAAACCGACGCTTCCAACCGAACAACAATTCTTTAAACTTCTAGAAATTGTCCGAGGAACATTTGATGAGGTGTGTATACTTTTGGCAGGCATATGCGGACTAAGGCGAGGAGAAGTTTTCGGATTGCGTTTACGAGATGTAGATTTTAAAGAAAGTAAAATATCTATTGTTGAAACGATGGTGCGATTTAATGGAAAATGGATTATTAAAGCTCCTAAAAATGAAACCAGTCAAAGAACAATAAGAGTTCCGCGATTTGTCGTTGAAGTAATAAATACTTATTTAACTAATTTAAAAGTAATTCCAGAAAGGATTTGTGGTAAATATAAGCCTGATTCATATAGTAAACATTTTAAAAAGTTATGCGAAGATAACGGAATACCAGATGTCCGTTATCACGATCTTAGACATTTTAACGCCACTCTCATGCTTAAATACGGCATACCTGACAAAATTGCATCAAGCAGACTCGGACACAGTCAAGTACAAACGACCAAAGAAATTTATCAGCATATGACTCAAGATATGGATATTATGGCAGCAGAAATAATTGAAGGAGTATTTACAAAAGATGGTGAATCAAAGGCTAGAGAAAAATGA